ATTCAGGGTTTAATACAAATTTAGCACCTCAAGGTAATATAATGTCTAAAATAAATCCAGGAAGAGTATTGAGTGCAGCTATACCAGCTTTTTCAATGCAGTATTTAACTGACCCAGAAGTAATGAAACAAGAGGCTGCTGATACGTACGATTTGGCAAAATCTGTAACAGACTCTGGAGTAGACTCTGTTACATCATTAAGTGAAGAAATAATGAAAATGTTTAAAAAAGAAGACAAAGGTTTTATGCCTAAAATAGACATAGAATTTGTAGGGAATAAAAATAAAAATAAAAATAAAAAAGGAAATAAAAAAGGAAATTAAAATGGCAACTTCAATAACATTACCAAAAAAACCAAAAACAGGAAAAGTAGGTTATCTAACAGCAATAATAAACACAATAAAAAAAAATTATAAAGCTGGGATAACAGACAGCAAAAAAACAGCAAAATATCAAAAGGATTTAGCACAAAAAAAAGAACAACTTGCTGCGGCTTTAGAAGAGGCTAGTAGAATGACTAATCAAAAAAAAATGTCATTAGGCAATAAACTTAAAATAGGTGCAGGAATTACTACAGCAGGAGGAGCAGGAAAAATAGCTTACGATGTTGTAAATAAAGATTTTCCTACAATGAATAAAGGTGGAGTAGTTAAAAAGAAATCTTATAAAAATGGCGGAGTAGTTATTATAGATAAGAGTGGCTCTTCGCATTATAAATCAAAAGGTAATTCAAAAGCTATTGCAAAAAAATATTTTAAAGGTACATTCTAACTTGTGGAAACAAAACTTATCAAGCATATTTTAAATAAAATCGATAATGAAATCGAAGGAAGAAAAAATGCTTTTGCTGACGGTAAAATAATCTTAGAAAAACACGAGGTGACTGTAGGTCAAATCAAAGGATTACTTGTTGCAAAAGAAGTGGTAAGAGACATAGCAAGGAACATAGAAGAAGATGAATAGTACAACCTTTAAACTCGAAGAAGTAGAACTTAAAAGCAATAAACATCCAAAGCCGACTGGACACAGAATCTTAGTTAAGACATTAGATATATCTAATAAAACTAATAAAGGTATTTATTTACCAGATAGTTCAGTTCAAGACCATAGAGCAGTAGCATCTATTGGTAAGGTTATAGACTTAGGTGCAGACGCATATAATAGAGAAGATATGTCTGAGCCATGGTGTAAAATAGGAGATTACGTTATGTTTGGAAAGTATGCTGGACACAAATTTAAATTTGGTCAAGCGGAACTCCGAATTATGAACGATGACGAAATTCTGGGAACAGTCCCAGATGTAAGTGAGATAACTTAATCCACTTACTCTACAATAGCTACATTCGGTAGCGTTACAATACTTAGGAGAAACCTATGCAAATAGTACACGATACGTTGTCTAAAAAGACAATGCAAGTTGTAGACGATGGCAAAGAGGAAAAACTAAAAACATTTAATGTTGAAAAAGCATTAGATGATATGGAGTATTCTGAAGAGCCAACGGAAACAACAGAAGCTATTGAGGAAGAACCTCAAGAAGCGACAGAGGAAATAAATGAAGTTGATGAACCTCAAGAAATAGAAGCTACATCCGAAGATGATGAAGAACCTATTCCTAAAAAAAAATCAAGACTTCAAAGAAGAATAGACGAATTAGTTAGAGAACGTAGTTCTGTTCAAGATGAAAGAAATCAGTATGCTAATCAAATTGAAGTTTTAAAAAATGAACTTCAAAAAAAGAGTACGCTAAATAGTGATTACGATAATCTTCAAGAGAATCTATACGAAACTCGATTAAGTGCCGCAAATAAATTATTAGATTCTGCCCGTAGTACACACAAAAGTGCGTATGAATCAGGTGATTCTGATAAATTATTAGAAGCAGCAGAATCTATCGCTGATGCAAAAGTTGAATTAAAAACGCTAGAACAGCAAAAACATTTATTTAAAAAGAAGACGGAAGAAAAAACTATCCAGCCTACTTATAATAATAATGTTCAACAAACTGTTCAACAACAGCCTCAAGTACAACAGCCAGACCCAAGAGCACTTCAATGGGCACAAACTAATAATTGGTTTGGTCAAGATGCTGCTAGGACTGGAGCTGCTTACGCAATTGATGCTCAGTTAAAAATGGAGGGATATAACCCTTCTTCTGAAGAATATTATTCAGAATTAGACTTGCGGTTAGGACAATCTTTCTCAGATTTAAAAGAAAAAAGTTCTAAACCGAAGCAAGTAGTAGCGAGTGTATCTCGTGCAACATCCGCATCTAAAAAAAAAGTGACACTTTCGTTAAGCCAACTCGCAATGGCTCGAAAGTTAGGTGTGCCAGCAAGTGAATATGCGAAGTTTGTGAGGAACGCAAATGACTGATAAAGTAACAAAAACGTCTGAAGGGTCAACATCTAGAACCCATCAGAAACGAAAAGTAACATATACACCTCCCTCTTATTTAGATGCTCCACAACCAAATGTTGCAGGCGTTAAATACAGATGGTTAAGAGTAAGTACGGGTGGGGAGGATGACGCTCGAAACATATCCAAGCGAAGACGTGAGGGATATGAATTCGTTAGAAAAGATGAGCACCCAGATTTCGATGTCCCAGTACATGAATCAGGAAAGTACGCTGGGGTAATTGGTAGTGGAGATTTAGTTCTTGCTAAAATAGATGAAGAAATGCTTGATGCTAAAAGGGAATACTATGAAGGTAAGACCAGACAGCAAACTCAAGCAGTTGATGCAGATATTTTAAAAGAGCAACATCCATCAATGCCTCTTACTCAAAATCGTAAAAGTTCTGTTTCTTTAGGTAAAAAGAAAGACTCAGACTAAAGGTTTATATATTGGGTTTTATAACTTAAATATATAGGAGAATAACAATGGCAAATACAGATGCACCAAACGGATTAAAACCCGTAAGGCATATTGCTGGAGGAACTATTCGACCAAACGAATATAAAATACCAAGTGGCTACAACACAGCTATATTTACAGGAGACGCAGTAAAATTACTGAGTTCTGGATATGTGGCAGTAGCGGCAGCTGGTAATAGATTATTAGGAGTTTTTGCAGGATGCAGCTACCCTAATTCGTCTGGCGAACAAGTCTTCAGTAGACAATGGACAGCAAGTGCAACAACACAAGGTACTGTTGATGTAACAGCTTACATTTATGACGACCCAAATATCGTTTATGCAGTACAATCAGCAGGTTCTGCTGACTTTACAGATATTGGAAATATGGCAGATATCGTTGCCACAGCAGGTAGCACCTCAACAGGTCAATCAGCTATGGAAGTTAGCGGTACAACAGGAACAGGAACTGCGAATTTACGTATTCTTGGATTATACAATGCACCAAATAATGCTTATGGAACCAATGGTATCTTAGAGGCTACAATTTATGAACATGAATTGAACCAACACGTAGATGCTGATGGAACTGCAGGCGTATAATAAGGTATAGGAGACATAAAAAATGGCAATAAATAGAAGTCAACTCGCTAAAGAGTTGGAACCAGGTCTTCACGCCTTATTTGGCTTGGAGTATAAGCGTTGGGAGCGTGAACACGCAGAAATTTTTCAAGAGGAAAATTCTGACAGAGCCTTTGAAGAGGAAACTCTACTTACTGGCTTTGGTGCAGCACCAACAAAAGGCGAGGGAGCATCAGTTGAATATGACAATGCTGCAGAACAGTGGACAGCTAGATACGTACACGAGACTATCGCTTTAGCCTTCTCAATTACTGAGGAAGCTGTAGAGGATAATCTTTATGATACTTTATCTAAGAGATACACATCTGCACTAGCACGTTCAATGGCTTACACCAAACAAGTAAAAGCAGCTAATGTATTAAATAATGCATTTAGTAGTTCTTATGTTGGTGGTGATGGTACGGAGCTTTGTGCTACTGACCATCCTTCACTAGAAGCAGGTAGCTTATCAAATGAACTAGCTACAGCAGCAGACCTTTCTGAAACTTCACTAGAAACAGCAATCATTGCGATTGGTGGATTTGTGGATGACAGAAACATTCCTGCAGCTGTACAAGCTCGTAAGATGATTATACCTAAAGACTTAGCGTTTACCGCTCAGAGAATTCTGAAGAGTGAATTAAGAGTTGGTACTGCTGATAATGATATTAACGCAACAAAGAGCATGGGATTACTTCCAGGCGGATACTCAGTTAATCACTATTTAACTGATAATGATGCGTTCTTTATCTTAACAGACATGAATAACACAGGTCTAAAAATGTTCCAAAGAAGACCACTAAAGACTTCAATGGAACCAGACTTTGAAACAGGAAATATGCGATTTAAGGCATCTGAAAGATATTCTTTCGGTTGGTCTGACTGGAGATGCGTCTTCGGTTCACCTGGTGCATAAATTACAATTAAGGGGGGATAATACATCCCCCTTTTCTTATTTATTAATAATAAAACAGACTAATATATAGACGGTATAGAGACTGTTTTATAATGCCCTATACGGCAAGGAGAAAAAATGGCTAACACAACATTTAACGGAAAAGTAAGGTCAGAAAATGGCTTTCAACAAGTAACAAAAAACAGCACAACTGGTGCTATTTCTGAATCATCATTTAATATTCAAACTTCTGCAACAAGTGGAACAGATAATATTGTTGAATCAGGAACAACTGTAGGAGCTAACAACGCAAGTTTAGGTACCGCAGCAACAATTTTTAACATTACACCAAAGGCACACGGAGCAGGATTTCCTGATGACGCAATTAACACTTTTGTAAATAAAGTTGGTGGTACTATCACTACTAATATTTTAATTGACTTACATGGTGGAGCATCTTCAGGTGGAGCAGCAGGTGACGCAATTGGTACTGCAGCAGCAGCAAGTTGCTACATTGCAGAAATTGACCACTCAGTAAACGGAGTTCCAATGTTAGTGGAGTTTGGATGTACAGAAGTACCTACAGGTGGAGACCCAGATATTAACTTAGATTGTTCAGCTACATCTACAACTGCAGAAGACGTAGGTTTAACTAGTGGAACAAACTTACTTAACAATGGTGACTTAACTTTAGGTTTCTATTCAACTGCTGACGCAGGTGCTGATTTAGCGGCAGCGAAGAAGTTTATATTTTTAACTGCAGGAGCAGCAACTGATGCGGCTTACACAGCAGGAAAATTATGGATTAGAATAACTGGAATGGCAGTAGACAAAGCTAATGGCTAATAATAACTAATTAAGTGGGGGAGATAAAATCCCCCACATTATTAATAGGAGATAATATGAGTGATGTAAAAGCAAGCATAGCACTAGCGGCAGACGGTAGGCTACAAGGCTCTATAGGTGGTAGTAGTACCGACCTTGGTCCGATAAGAATTAAATCAATTCAATGTCAATCAAGTGCGGCAGATGGTGAAGTAAAAATTTATGATAATACTTCTGCAGCTGGCGTAATTAAAATTCATTTAAAATGGGGTACAGCAGCGAATGAACCTCTGACTATGAACTTTGATGGAGATGGTGTAAGATTTGAAACAGCAGCTTACGCTGACGTAACTAACTGCGACTTTGTAGTAGCGTACTATAACTAAAAATGATATCGAGGAGGTTAAATGGCTACATCAGGCACAAGAACATTTACGCTTGAAGTTGATGAGATTATTGAAGAGGCTTTTTCTAGAATTGGTGGGGAACCACAAACAGGAAAAGAAGCATCTCAAGGAAGAAGGTCTCTTAATCTTATGTTACAAGATTGGACAAATAGAAATGTTCAATTATGGACAGTATCAAGTGAATCTCAAGCACTAGTAGCTAACACAACTAGCTATACTCTTACTAGTAGTATTATTGATATTGAGGATGCTGTTATTCAAGTTACTAATTCAGATTCTAGTACTACAGATATGGAATTAGAAAGAATTAGCAGAGACGATTATTTAAAAATACCTAATAAAAACGATACAGGTAGACCCTCTCAATTTTTTTTAGATAAACAATTAACCCCTGTTTTATTTTTA